AATCTTGAAGAACAAGAGGAAGAAATAACAGATGTTGAAGAACCAGTTACTGACGAAATTCCGGTAGAAGATATTCCTGTTGAAGAACCATCAATGGAAGATCCAATGGCGGGTGAAGAAGAGATACCGATGGAAGATCCAGCAATGAGTGAAGATCCTTTTGGTGGTGAAATTCCTGTAGAAAATGAATTTGCTGAAGAACCAGTAATGGATGACATGGGTGGTGAAGAACAAGTTGAGGTAGATGTCACTGACATAGTAACCAAAACAGAAGAAGCAAAAGAAGAAACCGCACAAGTATCTTCTAAGGTTGATGATTTATTGGGAAAATTTTCTGAATTAGAAAGCCGTTTAGGTGGTATGGATGAAATCATTTCTAAGATGGATGAATTAGAAAAAGAGGTGATACAAAGAAACCCAACACCAGTAGAAAAATTGAATATGAGATCAATGGAATCATTTCCGTATAGTGTAAAGTTAACTGATTTCTGGGAAGATAGAGAAGGTTACGATACAGGTGGTGAAGAAGTAGAAAAAGAATATACGTTAACACAAGATGAGGTTGATTATGATTACAACGAAACAGACATAAGAAATACATTTAAACCTAAAAAAGACTAATAATTATTATGAAAAGAATAGTAAGGTTAACAGAAAACGATTTAACGAGAATTGTTAGAAAAGTAATTAAAGAACAAACAGGTTTAAGTAAAATTAAAGATGAAGTTCTAGGTGAATTAGATTATGAATATTTTGAAGATTTCGAAGATTCGGAAGATATTGCAGATGCATTGATAAAGGCGTTAGGTTTGAGGGGTAGTAACGCATCTTGGATTGATGTTGCAGCATCATTCGTAATACCAATAGTGTTAGCTTTTGGTGATACTGATAGTAAACCTGGGTCGGTACCATATAGAAACCAAACAAGTGAGCTTGAATCTGAAATGTCAAAATCAGATGATAAAATTGAACAGTTGTTAAGGGATGATGAAGAAGAAATTGCAGAAGCACTTTTTATTGCAATTGCTAAAAACCCTAAACTTTATAAAGAAGTTGAAAAATTAGTTCAACAAAAAACAGGTTTAAAAGGAAGTCTAATAAAGATTGTGCAGGGTGATATGGATGTAAGAAGAACAACTTATAAACAATCTATTATGAGAAGTTATGGTATTATAGAAAAGGCATTATCGTAGATTATACGTAAAAAAATACATAAAACCTAGAAAGGGTATTGATACTTTAACGGACATTGATTATAATTAATCATTGTCCGTTTTTTATTTTATAGTCGATATCTTTGTTGACTTTTAAAGAAAAACTGATTATATTTGAGTATATTAAACAAATTTATTAACAATTAAAAAAATCATTTAAAATGGGAAAAGAAACAATAAATCCATTAGATGCGATTCTTAATCAGTATGAAAAAAATACTGAAAATAGGGGTGGCAACAAACCAAAGATGTCTAATGAAGAAAGACTAAAAAAATACTTCACAGAAAAGTTGAAAAAGGGTGAGAAATCCGCTGAAAAAACATTTAGAATATTACCATCTAGCGACCCTACAAAATCTCCATTCGTAGAGGCTTATTACCACGAATTGAGTGTGAATAGTAAATTCGAAAAAATCCATTGTGCAAAGTTAAACGATGGTGGAGATTGTAAAATTTGTGAAGCAAAAGACGCTTTATATGAAGATGGTAGTAAGAAAGCAAAACTATTAGGGTCAACATATACCGCAAGAAAATTTTATGTTGTTAAAGGGATTGATAGAGATAACGCCGATCATGGTGTTAAATTTTGGAGATTCAAACATAAATACACAGGTGATGGTGTAATGGACAAACTAATTCCAATTCTAAAAAGAAAAGGAAACATTATGGATCCAAGAACGGGTAGAGATATTACTATCAGTACTGTTCGTAATGAAAAAGGTTGGTCGGTAGTAACATCTATTATGCCAGAAGATGAGGCAGTAATAACTGACCCTAAATCGGCAGAGGCAAAAGAGTGGATAGGTAATTCCGAAACTTGGAGAGATGTATACGCTGTAAAATCCCCTGAATTTGTTACTATTGTTGCAGAACAAAAGACACCAGTTTGGGATTCTGAACAAAAGAAATACGTTGCTGAGGAAGATAAAGATGAGAAAGAAACGGCTTCATTGGAAGAAGAAATCAATATGATGGGATCTATGGGTGAAACCGACTCAAAAGAGTTAGAAAAGGAAGTTGAAGTTACATCGTTAGAAACCGCTGGTGGAAATGATGATGACGATGACGAGTTACCGTTTTAATTAAAGTATTATGTCAAAGACACCTATTAAAAAGAAAAAAACAGACTTTTCCTCTATAAGAAAAAAGTTCTCCACAAGTGATAAATACAAAGATCAAAAGTATTTTGATTGTGGAGAACCATTTCATAAAGCGACAGGAGTTCCTGGACCAGCTATGGGTCAGGTTAATATGTTTTTAGGTCATTCTGATACTGGTAAGACTACCGCATTAATTCAAGCAGCAATAGATGCTCAGAAGAAAGGTGTGTTACCTGTATTCATTATTACTGAACAGAAATGGAGTTTTGAACATGCTAAACTTATGGGTTTAGAGACAGAATATGTAGAAGATGGTGACGAAGCCTATTGGGGTGGTCACTTACTCTACAAATTAGGTTTTGATTACATAGAAGAAGCATTCCAATACGTAACTGATGTACTTGATGCTCAGAAGAAAGGTGAAATTCCACATGATATTCTATTCTTATGGGATTCAGTTGGTACAATACCTTGTCTAATGAGTTTCGAAGGTAAAGGTGGTAATCAACATACTGCGAGAGCAATCTCTGAAAAATGGGGTATGGGTCTGGCACAAAGAATTACCGCATCTAGGAAAGAAAAATCACCATATACTAATACGATGATTTTCGTCAACCAACCTTGGGTAGAGACACCAGATGGTTTCGGTCAAAAACCAAAGATACAGCCGAAAGGTGGTCAATCAATATACTTATCTTGCGCTTTAGTATTCCTATTTGGAAATCAGAAAAGTGCTGGTGTATCTAAATTGAATGCAGGTGCCTCAGGAAGGAAAGTTAATTTTGCTATTCGTACAAAGGTAGGTATACATAAAAATCATATGAATGGTTTAGGGTATGCTGATTGTAGGTTATTAGCAACCACACATGGATTCATCGAAGATAGTAAAGAGTCTATTGAAAAATACAAAACTGAACATAAAGATTATTGGTCAGAAGTATTTGAAAAGGCAGGTACTTCAGTAGATTTTACGTTAGATGAAGAAGATGTGTTAGAGGCTGAAATCAGTACTTCTGACGATTAATTAATATATTGTTTAATCCGTTAATTATGAAAATTGGAAAGACCCTCAAAAAAGAAATTTAATCATACACTATTAGTAGATGGTGATGCATTAATTAAAACAGCGTATCATGGAGCTTCGAATCTCTATTATAAAGACACCCACATTGGGGGTCTCTTCCAGTTTTTTTCTCTTCTAAGAAAAGTTATTACAACAAATAGGTTTGATAAGGTGTTCATCTTTTGGGATGGACCATTCAGTGGTAGGTTACGACATGAAATTTACAACGAATATAAGTCTAATAGAGATAAAGATTTCTATAATGTAACCGAACCAAAGGATTTATCATTATTTTTACAAAAAGAAAGAGTTAAGGCTTACGCAGAAGAACTATTCATACGACAATATGAGGATGAGGTTTGTGAGGCTGATGATTGTATTGGGTATTACTGCTCTCAAATCAAAGACGATGAAAAAGTAGTAATCCTAACCAATGATAGAGATATGTGTCAACTTATCGATGATAGGGTTGCGATATATATTTTAAATAAGAGAACAATCGTATCAAAATATAATTATGGTGAATATTTCGATCACCACCAAAGTAACTCTGCTTTAATAAAAATAATTACTGGTGATAGTAGTGATAATATTAAAGGGGTGAAAGGTGTTAAAGAAAAAACCCTATTAAAATATTTCCCTGAGTTAAGTGAAAAAAAATTGACATTGGGTGAAATTTTCATTAAAATTAATGGTATACAAAACGATAGGAAAACGAGGTTAAAAACGTTAGACAATATTTTAAACGGTGTTACCACTGGAGTACAGGGTGAAAGGTTATATGAGATAAATGAGAGGATAATTAATCTCACTGACCCAATAATGACTGAAAACTGTAAAGACAATGTTGATAACATAATTGAATCACCGATAGACCCAGAAGATAGGAATACAAAGAATGTTTTAAGTATGATGATTGAAGATGGGTTTGTTATGGCGATTCCTGGTGGTAGAGATGGGTATATAGAGTATCTACGACCATTTTTAAGTATTATAAAAAAAGAAAAAAAGTATTTTAAACAAGTAAATTAAAAAAATGAATAAAAGAAAGTATGATAATTTACCATTTGAATTCTATTTAAGAATTAATGGTAACGAAAGACCGATTGTGGGTAGAAATTTTGGTATTAAGGGTTATAATTCACAATCCCTTAGATCAATGGAGATGAAGGAATGTATAGACGATTGTGTTAGTGTAATTGAAAAACAATTCAAAGCAAAATCTGAGGATTACTCGTATAAATATTATAACTCATATGAGAAACAAAATGAGGATGATATCGACAGAAGAAATGTTTTTGATAATGAAGACATCTTCACATTTGAGATACGTGCGTTTGGTAGAACTGTGGCAACTAAAATGTTTAGTGGAAATTGGTACCCACCAAAAGTGAGATATGATGTGGATATTAGAAAACTTATACCCTCTATCATATCTACAATACAAGAAACGTTAAGTGAGGAAAATTTATCAAAAGAATATGGAGGAATCGCACTTTAATTGATATTTATTTATAACAAACATTTCAAAAGATATGGCGAAAAAAGAAAGTAAAAACTTAGGTTTTTTAGGGTATGGTTTTCAGGTAAAGTTAGCTAAACAGGTAGTGGAAGACGTTAAGTTTTCAGAGGGTATAATTGATATTCTTGACCCACAATATTTTGATAATGAATATTTAAGGTTATTGATTGCGAGTGTTAAAGACTATCACGAAAAGTATGAGACAATTCCGATATATGATACAATCAAACAATTAGTTAATAAAGATATCAGGCGAGAAATTGCAAGAGAATCTGCAATGGCTATGATTGAGGAGATTCAAAACACTGATAATAAAGATTGTTTCCACATTCAAGATACAGCGATACAATTTTGCAAACAACAAGAGTTGAAAAAGGCTACACAGAAAATTCAGAAAATTATGGAGTCAGGTGACTTCGATCGTTATGATGAATGTGAAGAAATTATGAAAGATGCTCTTTCTGTTGGTACAGAAGCCGATAGTGGTATCGATGTATTTCACGCAGTTGAGGATGTGTTGTCTGATGATTTCAGAAAACCTATACCAACAGGGTTAGTGGGGTTAGATAACTTAATGGATGGAGGATTATCAAAAGGAGAACTAGGTGTGATTCTAGCACCATTCGGTGTGGGTAAAACTACATTAGTTACTAGAATGGCGAATACAGCATATAACTTAGGTTATAATGTGGTACAAATATTCTTTGAAGATAACCCAAAGGTTATTCAGAGAAAACATTATACTTGTTGGTCAGAGATTTCATTGAATGAGTTGACTGAAAGAAAAGATGAGGTAAGAACCGCAATTGCTAAATTTCAGGACAGACAAAAGGGTAGTCTTATATTAAAGAAGATGCCTAGTGATGGAACAACCATCCCACATATTAAACAATATTTAAGAAAACTAACGTCATTGGGTAATAAACCCGATATCTTATTCTTAGATTACATTGATTGTGTGGAGAGTACAAAACAATATAGGGATGAATATTCTGGAGAAGGTCCAATTATGAGACAATTTGAAACTATGATTTCTGAATTAGATATTGCTGGTTGGACAGCTATACAGGGTAATAGAAGTTCGATAGGTGCTAATGTAGTTGAAGCTGATATGATTGGTGGTTCTATTAAGAAAGGACAAATTGGTCACTTTATTATGTCTGTCGCAAAAACACTAGAACAAAAAGAGGAAGGTAGAGCAACTATGGCGATACTTAAATCTAGGTTTGGTAAAGATGGTATTATATTCGAAGATATTGTTTTTGATAATGGTACATTAGTTATTGATACTGAAGATACTAGTGATGTTTCATTTTTACAATTTGAAAAAGGTGAGGATCAAAAAAGATCAAATTTAGTGGTTGATGCGTTGAATAAAAGAGACGCTAGAATGGCTAAGAAAAACAAACAGGGGTAAATAATTTAGGGGTAAGTGTTAAATCAGTCAATGGTAATGAAATAAGCACCCCTAATTTTTAGTAAAAATTAAAATTAAAATGATGTCAAAAATCAATGTAATAAAAAGAAAAGGTGGTCATGAAGACTTAAACTACGATAAAATAAACAAAGTACTTGAATGGGCAGTTAATGGTATTAATAGTGTAAATTATTCTGACGTTGGTATGAACGCTCACTTACAACTATTTGATGGTATTACCACAACTCAGATCCATAAAGTTTTGATACAATCAGCAGCGGATATGATTACCGAGGAAACACCAAACTATCAATTTGTAGCTAGTAAATTATTAAATTATCTTTTAAGAAAAGAAGTATTCAATACATATAACAACTTTCCTAGATTAAAGAATTTTGTTAAGTTAAATGTAGATAGGGGTGTGTATGATGAGGATATTCTTAATCACTATACAGACTATGATTATGATAAAATAGAGTCTTACATTAAACATGAAAGGGATGAAGAGTTAACATATTCTGGTCTACAACAATTAGTTGACAAATATCTGATTAAAGATAGAAAAACAGATGTGGTTTACGAAACACCACAATTTATGTATATGTTAATTTCTATGACTTTATTTGCGAATAAAGAGGGGTCAGAAAGGTTAAAAATGGTAAAAACATTCTACGACTTAATATCGACTCACAAGATATCACTACCAACACCAATAGTTGCTGGGGTAAGAACCCCAACAAGACAATACTCATCGTGTGTGTTAATTGACGTTGACGATAATTTAGATTCTATCTTTCACTCTAATACTGCGGTAGGTAAATATATTTCTAAAAGAGCTGGAATTGGTTTGAATTTTCGATTAAGAGGTATTGGCTCTAAAATAAGAAATGGAGAAGCTGTTCACACAGGAATAATCCCATTCTTAAAGATGTTTGAGGGTACTGTTAAATCTTGTTCACAAGGAGGAATTAGGGGTGGTGCGGCAACAGCTTATTACCCATTCTGGCATTTAGAGGCGGAAGATATTGTTGTATTAAAAAATAATAGGGGTAACGAATTAAATAGGGTTAGAAGAATGGATCACGCGATTCAGTTTAGTAGACTTTTTTACAAACGTTTTGTGGAAGATAAAAATATTTCTCTTTTCTCCCCATCTGATGTTCCTGGATTATATGAGGTTTTTGGTGATAATGAAAAGTTTGATCCTTTATATGAAAAATATGAAAAAGATGTCACCATACCAAGAAGAGAAGTAAGTGCTAGGAATTTATTAGACAAACTAATACAAGAAAGAATTGAGACTGGTAGAATTTATATTATGAATATAGATAACGCTAATGATCATTCTGCTTTCTTAGATATGATTAGAATGTCTAATCTTTGTACAGAAATAAATCTACCAACCACACCAATACAACACATTGATGATGGAGACGATACAGACGCAGAAATTGCACTTTGTGTATTAGCAGCAATTAACTTAGGGTCGATTAAAAATTTAGATGAGTTAGAAATTGTGTGTGAATACATTGTTAGAAGTTTAGATAGTGTAATAAGTTATCAAGACTACCCTATTGAGGCGGCAAGAAAAATGTTAAAGAGAAGATCAATTGGTGTTGGTGTAACAAACTTTGCTTATTGGTTGGTTAAGAATGGTTTATCTTATGATGATTCCACATCATTAGGAAGGATAGACGAGTTATTTGAGAATATCCAATACTATTTATTAAAAGCATCAAATCAGTTAGCGAAAGAAGAAGGTGCTTGTGAATACTTTAATAGAACAAAATACTCTAAAGGGTTATTACCAATTGACCATTATAATAAAAATGTAGACAAAATTGTTGATAGAGAGTTAACAATGGATTGGCAAACATTAAGAAAGGATATCTTAGAGTATGGATTAAGGAATTCTACGGTTACTGCTCAGATGCCTTGTGAAAGTTCATCGGTAGTATCCTCATCTACAAATGGTATTGAAGCACCTAGAAAACTTATTGTGGTTAAAAAATCTAAGAGCGGTGCGCCATTACCAGTTGTTGTACCTGAAGTCGCAAAATATAAAAACAAATATCAATTTGCTTGGGGTTTTGATAATACCGCAATGAATAATATTGTTTCTATAATACAGAAGTATTTTGATCAAGGTATATCAGTAAATCATTATTACGACCCAAGAAAATATGAAGGTAATGACTTACCAATATCTGAAGTGGCAAAGGATATATTAAATTTCTATAAATTTGGTGGTAAACAAATCTACTATTCTAACTCAAAAGACTATAAATCAGATAAATTAGATGAAATGATAACAAACACACAAAATGCTAGTGAGGAAGTTTTGTTGATGGATATGGATGATTGTGAATCTGGTGCGTGTGCAATTTGACAATATTAAAAAAAATGATTAATTTTATAGGGTGGTAGTGATACTACCCTTTTTTGTCTAAAATAAAATAAAAAATAATATGAGTGAAAGAAGAAGTTTAGTAAATTTAGATCCTAATGTGGATTTTACAAAAGAACCAGTATTTTTTGGTAAACCATTGAATTTAGAGAGATATGATAAATTTAGGTATGTTGGGTATTTTGAATTATTTAAAAAACAATTAAATTCTTTTTGGTTACCCGAGGAAATTGATTTATCTAAAGATAGGTTGGATTATAAGGAAATGACAGATAATGAAAAATTCATATTCACGTCTAACTTAAAATATCAAATATTACTAGATAGTGTTCAGAGTAGAGGTATTCCCCATCTAACAGAAGACTTGTCAAACCCAGAGGTAGAGGCGTTTTGTTCGGCTTGGGCTATGTTTGAGACTATTCACTCATACTCATATACATTTATCATTAAAAATGTTTATTCATCCCCTGGTGATGTGTTTGATAATATTCTTAATGACGAACAGATTGTCAAAAGAACTGTGTCGGTTACTAAGTATTATGACGATATGATGAATTCGTTGGGTGAAAGTGTTAAAGAAAGAAAGAAAAAACTTTATCTAACACTAATGTCAATAAATATATTAGAGGGTATACGTTTTTATGTTTCATTTGCTTGTTCATACGCCTTTGCTCAGAATGGTAAAATGGAGGGTAACTCTAAAATCATTTCATTGATTAATAAAGATGAAAATCTACACTTAGGTTTCACCCAAAAATTATTAAATGACCTTGCAAAAAGAGAGGATGAGGGGTTTTTAGAGGTTGTTGAGGAATGTAAACCTACTGTAATCCAGATGTTTAAAGATGCCGCAGAAGAAGAAATGTTGTGGGCAGATTATCTTTTTAAAGATGGTTCAATGTTAGGTTTAAACGCAGAAATTCTTAAAAGGTATATGAAGTATCTTACCAACAAAAGAATGAAGGCTGTTAGGTTAGAACCCATTTTCGAAAAAATAAAAAACCCAATAAACTGGATTAATGCTTGGACATCATCAGATGGTACGCAAAACGCACCACAAGAAACAGAAATTGATTCATATAATATTGGATCTGTTAAGTCAGATTTAGGTGATAGTACCTTTGATGGTTTTGAATTTTAAAGAAAATATATAATATAAGATAAAAGTCGTTACATGTAACGACTTTTTTTATGTCCACACTTTTCTTAACGAAAATTTATATTACAATATTTATAAGTAATGGAAGAAAAGTATATTAATATTTATAGTTTAGTTTCTAATGGTGATATATCTAATGTTAGGTATATTGATAATACCACTAAAAAACCTAAATATAGCTTAGGTAAAATAAGTATTGGTAATACTTATAGAGTAGGTGAAAAACATAGTGAAGAAACAAAAAATAAAAAAAATATTATAATGATGCGTGATGGGTTAATAAAAACCACATGTGGGTTTAAATGGAAATATAAAAATGCCTTCTAAATATATAAATATAAACTTCCCTTTTAAGGATAGTGACGAAGGGTTCTATGTTGACATAACCTCTACATCAAAAGACGCAATAAAGGCTGATTTATTACACCTTTTATTAACTAATAAAGGTGAAAGGTTGTATATGCCAGATTTCGGTAGTGATTTAAAGAAATTCATTTTTGAAATGAATGATCAAATTACTCATGAAGAAATCAAAACTAATTTAAATGACACAATAAAGAAATATATTCCAAACCTACAGATTGATAGTATCACTTTTGAGAATATAGAAGTAGAAGAGGCGATAAAGGTAATACTTTCTTATACTATAACCGAAGGTGTATTTTCATCTACTGATACTATCGATATAACATTCTAATTATGAAGAAAATAGATTATAATAGTCGTAATTTCTCTGATGTAAGATCGGAGTTAGTCAATTTCGTTCAACAATATTACCCAGATATTTTTAACGACTTTAATGATGCATCTGTTGGGATGATGTTATTAGAATTAAACGCTGCGGTGGGTGATATGTTATCATTTCATACGGACAGGATGTTTAATGAGACACAAATTAATTACATGCAAGAGAGATCTTCTGTATTGGAGTTAGCGAGAACATTTGGGTTAAACATACCAGGAAAAAGACCAAGTATTACTATTGTTGACTGGTCGGTGGTTGTCCCAGTATTAGGGGATTCCTTTGATAATACATATTCCCCTATTATTTATCAGGGGTCACAAGCAACAGGGTCGGGTAAAGTATTTGAGTTGTTAGAAGATTGTGATTTTTCATCACCATTTACTATAGGTGGGATACCGAACAGATTAATCATACCCAACATATCCAATGGGGTTATTCAAAATTATACATTAACAAAAAGAGAAATTGTTTTAAATGGTTTTACAAAAATATTTAAAAAGGTAATTAGACCAGAAGATTATAAACCATTTATGGAAATGGTATTACCAGATACAAATGTATTGTCGGTAGATAGTATTATAACCAAAGAAGGAACTAATTATAGTTCAACACCAACACTATCAGAATTCCAAATATTTGACAATAGGTGGTTCGAAATGATGGCATTGGCAGAGGCTGAGGTATTCATAGAGGACACTAATAAAGTCAGTGACAATACTAGTATTTTACCTGGTAAATGGTTAAATACATCACAAAGATTTATTAAAGAATTTACTGATAATGGGTTTTGTAAGTTAGTCTTTGGTGCTGGTGACACCGACACATCCTCACTAAATGATTTTGTGGGGTGTAGAGGTCAAATTGATAGGATAGGTGATTTTGCGAATAATCTATCGTTAGGGTCAATCCCACCAACAAACAACACAATGTTTATAAAGTATAGAGTTGGCGGTGGGTCAGATAGTAACATTGGGTCAGGTGTATTAACAAAGTTAGGTACGGTAAATTTAGTTATTAATGGGGATGATAACACCATAAACCAGTCTGTTAGAAATAGTTTGAAGGTTAATAACCCAATTCCTGCAATAGGAGGAAAAAACCAACCATCTATTGAAGAAATTAGAAATTTAATAAGATACAATTTTTCGGCACAAAACAGATCAGTCACAATTAAAGATTACCAGAGTAGAATATCAGCAATGCCTGGTAAGTTTGGTGTACCATTTAGGTGTGGTGTTTGGGAAGAAAGAAATAAAATACAGGTTACTACTTTATCATTAGATAGTGCTGGAAAATTAACAAATAAATCAACATCAACATTAAAAGAAAATATCGCAGAATATCTTGCAGAATATAGAATGTTAAATGATTACGTCACAATTAAGGATGGAAAGATTATAAACTTAGGTTATGAGGTAGACTTATTTGTAGATAAGTCAGTTTCTAAAACTGAAATAATGACGGGTGTTATTAATAGTATCACCGATTTCATGGACATCAACAAATGGTTTATGGGTGATAATATCTACTTAGCACAATTAATTGAAAATATTAATAATGTCGGTGGGGTATTAAATGTGGTTGATTTAAGGGTATATAATAAAGTCGCTGATGGTAAATATTCTGTTAATGAAATTGCACAACCATATATTGATGCCGACACTAGACAAATTGATTTGTTAGGTCAATACACATTATTCGGACAACCAAATGCAATGTTCGAAGTTAAATTACCAAGTAAGGACATTAAAATAAGAATAAAGTAATGTGTGCTTTATTTTGGGGGTTTTAGGTGTATTTTTTAAGAAAAATTAAAAGTTATGGGATGTTCAACATGTAAAGGAAAAAGTTCAAAAAACAACACTAATAGTGGTGGTGCTGATAGTGAAAATATTAATATTAGTTTAATACCTGAAAGTCTTCAGAATGGAGATTTCAATGGTAATTTTATTTTAAAATTATTGGCACTTATAATAATTATTATTTCGTGGCCGTTAATAACAATAACACTTTTTTATGTGTTATTTGTAAATTTCTTTATGCCTAAAAGAGATGGTCAGAAAGTTATTGGTGATTTAATAGAAAATGTCGTTCATAAGTATGCGACATTTAAAGCTAATAGAATTATTAAAAAGAAAGAAAGACAATTCAATAAGAATAGAGACTATAGTGGTGATAGTGAGTTACTAGATATAGAAGTATTTGAAACTGAGGAGTATAATGAGGGTACCAAAGAGGGTTAAAATATGTCAAGTTCCATTAGAATTAGAACAACACCTAATAGTGACGATAAATACGTTAAGATAAAGTTAGAGCAAGACTTTGACTTATTAGAAATTTTAAGTTTAAAGATTACGCAAGAAGATGCTTATCAGAGTTTTTGTGCAAACTACGGGGTAGTCGCTGGTAGAATTTCAGTCAATGATGGTTTCGGGTTACCCAACGTAAAGGTATCAATATTTGTCCCTATATCAGATGATGATAAAGACAATGCAATAATAAGGGAAATATATCCTTATGAATCAACGGTAGATAAAAATAGAAATGGTTTAAGGTATAACCTATTACCAAATAGAAAACAACATACCGATCACACACCAGTTGGTGGGTTTCCTGGAAAAAGAGAGGTTTTAGATGATGAAACATATATTGAGGTATATGAGAAGTATTATAAATACACCACAAAGACAAATGAGGCTGGTGATTTTATGTTATTCGGTGTACCCAATGGTCAACAACAATTATTCTATGATTTAGATGTAAGTGATATAGGGTTTCTATCTGCAAGACCATATGAATTAATTGCTCAGGGGGCACCAGAATCAAGATTTCAAGATAAATTCACCTTTAAAAGTGGAAGTCTTGATCAACTAACTCAAGTTATAAGTGAAACCATCCCTATAGTTGTAAAACCATTTTGGTGTGATACACTTAATATAGGTCGAGAGATTGGTATTACTAGACAAGATATACCTATAGAAAGTTATGAATTAAACCCCACAGCAATTTTTATGGGTGGTTTATTTAGTGACGATGAAAAAGACTCATTGAATAAAAATTGTAGGCCTAGAAAGAAAATGGGTAATATGAATGAATTAATTACTGGTGAGGGTAATATTGAAATCATTCGTAGAACACAACAAGGTGATATAGAATTTTATAGGGATTTAGGTGATGATTTAATTGATGAAAATGGAAATTGGTCTTTTCAAGTCCCAATGAATTTAAGGAAGGTAATCACCGAAGAAGATGGTAGTTTAATTCCTTCACCAGACGGTATAAAGGGTGTTGCAACAGAGGCTGATGTTAGGTTTAGAATATCTATGGATAAGTCTAACGATGATAAAAAACTTAGAACAAGAGCTAAGATGTTAGTTCCTAATATGTTGGGTAATTACAATTTTGATAGTTTTGATAGATCAGAATTGAGAGATGCTCAGTTTGCTCAAGATGCTGGAACAGGAACGACAATATTTGATATTAACGAACAAACTTCACTAACACCGACTGCTTTTGCTGATGACCCAGCAAATGAATATAATTATTTAAAAGAATTTTTTACATTCAGGTGGAAGAAAGTTTATACGGTAAGACAATATATAGGGAGATTCCAACCAAACGATAATGATGAGAATAGAAATTTCATAGGTCTTAAAGATATTAGTGATGGTTTCGGTGTTAATAAAATACCATTTAATAGGATTGACACCAACGTAAACCCGTTATATACTTTATTATGTATTTTATTGTCCTTTATTGGGATACTATTAGCATTGGTTAATGGTATATTAAATCTATTTAATGGTTTTTTAACCATGATATGTCAGATAAAAATCCCTTGTAGTATTGAATTCTGCCTTAAAGAATGTGCAGGTGAAAGTAAAAAATGGTGGCGTAAAGTAGAACGAAAAACGCTAGACCAAAGCTGTAGGACATTACTAAACGCTGGTAAAGTAGATTGGAGTTATTCACATAGTCTTACCGAAAAATATTACACAAATAACCCCGTCAACGTCGCCAACGGATTTCCGGAAACAACAATTTCCATAAACCGAGCAGAATGTTCTGTGTCAGACAACACACCAGATTTATCTCAAATAATAACAAATTACCAAACATATGATCAGGTGTGGGGTGTTTGTAATAATGTTGGAGATTTTGGTTCGTATAGTGATTGTCAAGATTGGAAACTCAGGGCGGCCACTACTGGAGATGGTAGTATACCGGACGCGGATGGACACAATGTGTTATTTACAACAAAGGCACTATGTGAAACCGCTTCTGGTTTAGGTTGTTGTGCCCAGTCTTATCGAAAATGGGATGACATAAAAACTGGTGATGAAAAAGATACTTGTCTTAATGTTTGCCCCTCAGATTGTTCCCCACCGGGTGGACCACAAATAGATGTAGAAATTGCAGGCATTGGTTTATGTAGGTGCGCTACCATCACTATCAAATATAAATGTATATTCGGTGGTGTATTTTGTTCATCATGTCTACCATCGGATCCGAATGATGATAGACATGGTTGTTGTGGTCCTGATGATCATCCTTATGGGTGTGGTCAGGGTTGTGACGAATGTAAGGATGAAAACGATAACCCAAATGCAAACCCACCGTGCCCAAATAGTAAGTGTAAAAAATGGTCGGGCGATAAAGAGATACCATGTGAATCAATCAATGGTGACCCTAATGATAACGATGCAGATGTGGGTGGGGCAAATAGCTGTTGTAGTGATTGTTGTGTTAAAATTCCGTTAATTAAATTAAGGTGTAAAGAAGAAATCCTCATTACCCCTACATTGTTTCCAACACCATTTGCACCACTCTCTTGTAATGTTAATCAAGTAATCCCTTGCCCAACTTGTGGTGGTTTAGAATTATCACCTATTGATGAATGGGTAAGATGTAAATTAGAGGCAATTGCTGCGTTCTTGGGGTTAATAAAATTTGATTTTTATAATGATTGGTTAAATGGTTCTTTATATTTCCCATTAATTAAAAGAAAATTTAAAACTAAAAAAAGAAAGAAAAAATTCGGGCAAATTAAAAAAGATAAGTTTTGTGATTTCAATTGTTATGTTCCTGAACAACCAGAGACATCATCACCAATCTATCCTCTCCCCCCCACAGGTAATGGTGGTATTCCACCTGTGTCTTTACAGGGTGGTAAGGGTAAGTATTTACTAAGTAATACAGATAACTATGGTGAGTTACCCTTTTTTCTATATAATACTTTTCCAATTCCCAACCCCATCTTTCTTCTAACCGGAACACCACCTGCGGTTTTACCTTGGTATTACCCATTTTTACAGGATGGTGTTAATAATAGACTATATAACAAGATTCATGGAAAACCAAAATATGTGGAGTATGAAAATACAGATTTAGGTTTTACCCAATTTCAGAATATTGGTGGTCATGCCCATCACCAAAACATATGTAATTCAAGTTACTTGGTGGAAAGAAAAGAATTCACTAAACTTAATATGGATTGTTATGTTGATACTGAGAGTACACCACCAACACCTGATAGTGGTTCTACTGAGGATCTTGATTTGGCACCACCTACGCAAGAAGAATTAAAAGCATGTGCAAAGGGAACTTGTATACCTGGAGTTAAGGGTTGTTCTGCATTTTGCGCCTGTAAAGAGGAGGATTTAGGGTTAGGGTATAATACAATGGAAATATCACATGGTATTATTAAATATGAAAAAGGTAATATATATTATGCATCTATCATACCTAACAAACCAACCGCTGACTATAACGGAGCTGAATTAAATGCAATATACGATGGGCCATTCCTTAAATCAACTTTATTATACCCAACAAACATAACTGAGTTGGGGAGTA